GACCTACCCTATTGAGTATCGCCTCTGCTGCACGTAGCCGTAGGTCGTCTCCCCGTTCAATTACAGGGGTGTCTACCAGTTCTACCATCTTGTTCGCAGCCCGTAGGCTGTGTCCTGAGAGCAGAGACTTGGTTCGTTCGACTATTTCTTCGGCTAGTTTGTCACGTAACCACGATACAGAGCCTACAGAATAACCCGCAACCTCTGCTGCCTTGTTAAAATTGCCGTTGTTTTCAAAGAGAGCAGTCAGGAACGACTCTTGTTTGTCGGACAACTGCTTTTTGGGAGCTTGTTGTATCAAATTCATACTATTTTCCGTAATTTGGTGCTGGGAAGCGTACCGAAGACCTATAAAGTAAGGAAATTATCGCTATGTGTGGGGTCGTTCGCTGTTTTGCAAGCCCCAGCAGTCTACATTATGGGGTTGGCTAGAAGGTTTGTCAACAAATAATTTGACACTATGCATTTTTTAGTTGACAGGACGTGTTTTCGCCCCTATCATGGCAGTACACCTGCCGGGGGAAACACCATACCCCCCGCAGCGGGTTCTCGGAGCGTCTCCCCTTACATGTTCGTCGGGAATACCGTACAGGAAACCCTTAAAATACAAAAAATATGTCGAGATTGCTAGCAAATACCGGGGGGAGGGGGGTGTCCCATGCGTGCGCCCGCAAGCCACTATATGTATTTTTATTTGTCGATAGCGGGTCTTCAATGAAACACCGACCGCCCCGCCAAGCTAACCCCGCGAAACTTCCCCGATACTTTCCCCTATAATATATCGCGCCCACACCCGCGCGCGTACGCGTTTTGTCATTTGTCATATTAACTGTATGGTTTACTCTATAGGGATGCATCACGATTAAAAAGCGTAGCAATAAACCCGATAGCAACAACCCAGATAACCAAGCCCCTACAAGCCTTTGATGGTTATTCTGGCATCTACCCAAACAAAAACCCCCTAGACTATTCTAGAGGGTTTCTGGGGAGGAAATAATAAGGTTTATTTAGTCTTATTCTGGCTCATATTCCTTATTGTTAAAGCCAATCCTTATCTCTGGCATATCCGCAAGTGTCTTGACATCCTTGTTATAAGAATACTGCCTAATACCAAAAGTTTCAAGCATCTCGTGAAGAACCCTAATTTGCGACTGAACCGCATTAACAGTATTAGCAATCAAGATTAACTGCTCATGTGGTACGACTGCAAACTTCTCACCGTCCTTAAGTTCATTTAGGTGGTATGATATATTATCCTTATGCATGATTTTGTTTCCCTTCAATCTTGTAAATCTTACGATAACGACGACCGCTACCGCTTACACTCTTAGTTATTACATTATAATTCAGATTACGCAATACTTTTATTGATTCGGCAACAGTAAGCCTTCCACGACCAATAGAACCCGCAATAGTAGGCATGGCTACAAAGTGACCCCTTGATAGTTCTTTAAGGACTAGCCTATCGGTTGGATTAAGTTTCTGGCGATACTTCCCGACTTGGTTTTGCCCTGCGATTTCGTCGGCATTATCCTGCTTTTTATCCTCAGGGAATAAAGCCATCTCATTCTCAAATAATCCTTTGATTAATCGCTTACTGGATAAATGCTGTTCATGTTCATTCTTCATGACCTGTTCAAGCCTAGCATCCATGACATTAACTGCACCCCAGAGAGTAGAACACGCGTTCTTAACTTCTAGCACCGACTGACTATATAGCTTATAATCGCGCATTGTTGGAGTATCTTCTGATGTAGGTATAAGTTTTTTATTCATTGGTTTTTCCTTTTTAATTAATAAATATTGCGTAAATTATAATTGAGAATAGAACAACCGTAACTATTCTATAGATTATATATAACATTTCCAATTAAGCGACCTCGCAAAGCTTTTCCCATGCGGGTGAGGTTATCACGTCCCGTACCATATCCGAACGCGAACGCCTAACGTCGTGCTGTTTATGGTTTGATTTCGCGTTCTTGGTTGCAAGCGTATGAGTTGACCAATGAGTAAGCGCATTATACCCCGCCCAAACAGTCTCACCCAGTTCTTTTGCTTCCTCGTGATATTGCTCGACTAGCATATTAAGCAAGCTCTTATTGACTGCAGGTTCATCAGTCTGCAACATCTCCGCTTTCGGCTGTTCTCTCTTACAAATACTAGTTGCTAGTATATGCTCGAAGTCTCGACTATTCAAACCAGTACGCGCCCAGTTGTTCATCTTTTCCCGCTGATTGCTGAACATATCCAGACTAAAAACTGCCTTCCCAATCATTGCACGAATATCTAATCCCCTAGTGTGCTTATGTTTCTGGTGATATGCCTTAGCACCACCAAACACGAGACTATTACGGCATAGTTCACGATAAGCACCGCTAAATACTTGGAAAGCCCACGACATATCAATGCTATTATAGATATCGATACGAGGTGTAATGGCATCATCCATCTGGCGAGAATTGATATCGGTTTTAAAATCGTTGAAATACACAGTTCGATGCGCTTTCTTTCCTTCCTCGAATAACCTATCAACTATCTTGAGATTATCGACGTAAAAATGCGGGTGTTCCTGAATAGTTCGCGCCTGTTCTCTTATCATGTCTTGATGAGGTACAAGCTTATAGCTATCGGCTATAGGACGCATGGGAACAATCTTACCTGTTGCCTGATTATAGACAGCATTATAACCGTCCATAGTTTCAACAATGTCTGGCTGTTGTTCCCCCATTCCATCATAGGACGGAATAGACGCGCTTATCGGTACGCGCTCAAACTCAGAATAAGCTTTGAATAGTGACATATCGAAAATGTCATTGTGATGATATGATATACCGCCCCGAATATCTCGAAAACCAGTATCGTTTATTTTTGTTTCAACTAAGTCTAACATTGTTTTTCCTTTCATTGTTAGGTTAGATATCGTGGATACGCTTCCACGTTAACCAAGTAATAGCCTGTATTTCAAATGCTTTCAAGTTTCTTTTTTGAAATGTGCATCTTTTACCCGCTTCAACGTATGCTTCCTGTAGTTCTTTATAGTATTTTTTGCTGATGTAATTCTTGGGACTGGTAAGCCCAAACCGCTGACCCTCGAAGATTCCCTTGGCGTGTCCATCGATGCAACAAGTATCGTATCCCATGATGCACTCAAAAAACGAAACTATTTTCTGCCCGTTCAGCTTGTAGGTTATGTGGTAATCAGACACGACATCATCGTGACAATTTCCCAAAAGTTTGGCGTTGAGTATTTGCCAAGCTTTATTTTTCATAGCGTTATATGTTGAAACTTTGACGCTGTTGACATCCTCACCATCTAGATAAGCATCGATTAGAACGTGAGCGTTCTCAATGTTGCGTTCCCACTTGTTATTTGGTGACAAGGCAGACACAACACCCGCAACGATATTAACTGGCAAGTCAAACTGAACAGCCAACCGTTCACACTCAGTTAATGCGACACGATACCAAGTAACACCGTGACGACGTTCTGCGGGTGTTGATAGATTGTATATATTAATAATGTTTTCTACTGACATAATATTTCCCTTCGATGCCTAGTAAAATTTAGCGTGGCGTTTTTGTCAAGCTTTTTATTAGGTGTGCAATAACATCAACAGTGAAACCATTACCAAGCATCTTATAGCGTTGAGTATTGCTTACATGATTGGTGTAGTTATCTGGAACAGTCTGTAACCGTTCACACTCTAGCGGAGTAAGCTTTCGCCATTGGAGCGCGTCGAGACTTACAGCAACGTTGTCTTTCTGGACTGTCGTTAGTGCGTTTGTCTTCTGGTCAAGTCTTACTTCGAGTCGTTGTTTTGTCAGCCCCTTTGTCGCTTGTTTGTGGTCTTGTCTCACTCCATCTACAACGTAGCGTCCTCGCCATGCACCACACAATATCTTGGGTTCACGATTGCCCCCTTGCATTGTTGTTAGCGTGGGCGATTTGCCATCGACATGATAGACACGTTTTAGTATGTCGTGTCCATTCAAGTCTGCGTCCCCAACGTGGCACAAACCGTCATCACTAAATACAAGTTGCCGTCTGTGCTTCTGAAAATATGACTTGAGGTTGCCACCCTTCCAGTAGTTAGCGTCTAGGCAATGTGCTTTGTCTCTATCTACAAACCCATCCTCTATTATATCCTTGAGGACTAATCCTTTGTCGTCTGGTTTTGTCACGTCTGGTATGTTTGTCCAGTACAAACGCTTACGACATTGAGGCGACACAAGAGAGCTATTTATCTCTACTGGCTTGACCCCTAGTGCGTCAGATATTATGTCCTGATACTGCTGTTTCATCTTGACGTTCTCAAGTAGGAAATACTTGGGTTTTAGAACGCGCAATATGTTGACATACTCCCAGAATAATTTACTGCGTGGGTCGTCGAAATTTAATTGTCTTCCCGCAAACGAAAATCCCTGACAAGGACTACCCCCAACAAGTAAATCGATAGGTTCGTTTGCGTATTCAAAATGGTAACGTTTGAGAATGTTGGTTACATCCCCAAGTTGTTCTATGTCGGGATAGTTCGCTTGTGCTACTTTGATAGCATACTTATCTATCTCACTTGCGTAGTATTTTGTCACAGGAACACCCGCTCTATCTAGGGCAATGCGGGTACATCCCATACCATCGAACAGACTTAATACTTTCATTCTACATACTCCTCTATATTAAATGCTTCTGCGTCATCGTTTCTAACGTCAATCATCAACTGCTCTAAGAGAATATCTTTAGCTTGTTCTGCATCATCAGCATCTATTACGTCAAAATATTTTATAATAAATTTAGGCATTATCTGGTATCTCCTTACTTAACTTATATTCTGATACAAACATGAAACCACCACCATTGCCTTCCTCATCCTTAGACACTTCTACACGCAATGTTTGATGTCCCGCTTTGTGTAGTATGAAACTAGCAAACCCATCCTCACCTACACCATCAGTATCCTTCATACCGTCGAACTTGCTTATAGTATATCCCTCAAGTTGTCCATAGTATTCCTGAAACCACTTCTCTCGCTTTTGCATTATGTCTTCTACATACTCATTCATCTGGTATCTCCTTATTCTATACTCGCCCATATTAAACGAACTATATCTTTCTCAAACTCTTGTGGTAGTGAATCGATAAAGTCACTTACATTCATTTCAAGTATCTCTTCATACTTGCGTTCTAAATATTCTTCGTGTTCGTGATTACTCATGCTAGCACTCTCCTGTTGATATAATCCTCTTCATTGGATAGAACTTCACCCTCAACCCTATCCCAACACTCTACTACATCACTAGTCTCTATCCAGACTTTAGCACCACATGATAGTGGCTTATCAGGACTATAGACTACCTCAGTCAAGCCATCGACTAGCACCCTATCACAATAGATATTCTGCTTACCCGCCTTAACTGTAATCACTGGTTCTCGCTTATCATTCTTATTGTTGGAACGAATGACGTGCTGATTAACGTGTATTCTTTTTATCATGGTAACTCCTTTCAATACAATAGCTGTACACCTAACAGATATGCCTGTCAAACAAAAAAGGGGCTACCCGAAGATAACCCCCTTTAAGGAAAGGAAAACACCATACTATAGATACTACGCAGAAACTTCGTATGGTATCCCTAAGAGTATCACTTTATCTTTATTAGTGTCAAGCCATTTTTTTGCTTCACGTTCAGAATTTGTCACATGAATAGTTGCCCAAGTTAGAAGGTCAACTGCTGTTCCATCCTTGACGCGTTCTTTATTTGTCATGCCTATCCTAGCTGACGATACTCTTGCGTTGACTAACCAGAGTTTGTCGTAAGGTCTTTGTACCACTTCGGTTTTAGTTTCACGCTTCTTCATTGTCTTCCTCATATATTTCTATGGTTAGGTCTATAGCCTCACGAATAAGGTCAGCAACACTTACCTGTTCCATGCTTGTCTTCTGTTGCTCACTTGCCATGTAGGATAGTTTGTCCCATTGCGCTTGTGTCATCAGTAGATTGTACGACTTAGTTTCTTCTTCTATCTTGTTTGGTCTTG